CCGCTTTTCTTCGGCAATCATCTGGGCCTGCAGGCGCTCCTGTTTTTTCTGGGCCTCTTTGGCTTCCCGGCGGGCTACGATGGTGTCGTAGATGCCGCCAATGGTGGAAAGCAGGGTTGTGCCAAGGCCAACAATGGGGTTGGCCATGAAAGCGCCAACGGCCGCGCCGGCCTTGTTGAACCAGCCAGACCCACCGCCACCTTGAATGGTAGAGGCAAAAGCAGGCATGGTTGGCGTTTCCGGCATCGAAAGAGAGAATCCTGTCGAGCCCAAACCTGGCGCTACGTTGTTGTTTTGTATTGTACTGTTCATGTTCTTTCCTTTTTTATCTGTATGCCGGCAGATTCCATAAGAGCTATTATGTCCGCCTTTTGATTTTTAGTCGTTGTGGAGCTCTTAAGCGCTGTCTGCACAGCTGTCAGTAATGTGTCTTTTGTTATTTTGCCTGCTTTGAAGTCGGCGATCATCCCGGCTATGCCGTTACCGCCGTGTTGCGGCCCGGAGGACTGTTTGATCCCCGCATGGTACAGTTTGTACCCGCTTTCCCCTTGTCCTGTAAAGGCGAGATATTTCTTGGATGGATCGTCAACATTCTCATAGACCCATACACTCCATGGGTATTCTTTTCCGTCCAATCCGGTGTATTTTGTGTCGATCTTTTTGTATTTATACGTGCCACCTGGAATCGCGGTAGTGCCCGTGTCTGTCTGCGCGCTACTTTTGGTGATTTTAAAAACGTCTCCATCCTGGAAATTGACCCAATCTTGCTTTGTCGCGTCCCAGTATGATGCATAGTCCCGCCCAAAATACGAACCATTTTTTGCAGGGTCTGAGTCCCCAATGATGATAGGTGTGCCTTCAGATCCGGTTACGCTGTTTTTCTCGTAGTAAGTCTTATAATCTTCCGCCAAGCTCCCCAGGTTCACCATGTCCTTCCCCGCCTTCTCACGGTACGTCTTTCCATCCGGGGCCTTGGAGTCCAACCACTTCAGGAACATATCCGGATCTTGGAGATCGCTGGTAATCCCGTTTTCATTGAAGAACTTTGTGCTCAGTTCGCCGCCCTTAAGAACCTTCCCGTCCGCACCGAGGTAGGGGTTTGTCACTTCAGCCGCTTTCTCGACGGACGCCACATCCACCGCCCCGCTATAATACCCGGGTAAATCCGCTTCAGTGATGGTCTTTCCGTCCGATGTGGTGTAAGTCCCATCCTTGTTGTCGGTCAAACTCGCATGAGCCTTTTCATAGGCAGTGTCCCAATCGTCAAGGGAAAGAAGCGTCTTGCCCGCATTGTCCGTCACATACTTCTGCCGAAGCGATTGCTTGGCATCGGTCCATCCTGTCCGGGAGTACGTGCCGTCCGGGTTCTTCAGGAAGACGTGCTCGTACTTCGGATTCTTCCATGCCTGCTGAATTTTACCGGGATCTGTCTCAATGCGGCCGGTCCGTTCGTTACGGAAGAAGCCGCCGTTGTCGAATAGGTCTCCAATCACAGCCGAGGCGATTGTCTTTTCCTCGTCAGTATCGAAGTATTGCGCGTAATTAGGGTCATTCATCAGCGTGCGCAAAGCCCGCTGCGTGTCCGTCATGTAGGTGTTGCCCCAGGCATTATCAAAGTAGGTCTTAATCTTTTTGTCTTTGGTGGCCTGGTCGTAAGTGTCCCAGTTCGGGTCTTGGGTTTTCAGGTAAGCTTCAACATCATCCTTCGCAAGCGAGAAGGCCATGGCCGGATCGCCTTCATTCTGGGTAATGATGTCCTCAATATTGCTCGTAAGGGTCTTAGATCTGTCCCCAGCACCAGCCGCGGCCAGGGCCGTGAAGTCGGGCGCAGTTTTGGGCATCCACTTCGCAAATTCCGGATTTGCCTGCAAAGCAGTCCAAAGGCTTTGCGCGCGGGAGTAGTTTCCGGTCCTTTCACCTTCGGCCAGCGCATCCTCGTAGTGACCCCATTGCGCGGTGAATTCCGTACTGGTTTCGCCGCGTTCGATGGCGTCAAGGGTGTCCTGGCGCCCGAGGTCGTATTGGCGGACGTTTTCATTGAATGTCCTATCACTCTGCCGAACGTTTTCAGCAAAGGTCCGGTTCCCGCTCGCCATGTTGTAAGTAGCCTGTGCCGCCTGCGAGATCATGCCCAGCGCCTTATCCGCCATTTGCGCGGCAAGGTCGGATTCCGCAATGCCGTTATTGCGAATCGTATCCATAAGCATTGCCCGTTTCGCGCCTTCACTCATATTGGGGTTTTGGGCAATGTTCATGGCCGCTAAGGTCAGGTTGGTCTGAAGCTGCGGAGCCAGTCCATTGAAGGCGTTCGTGGCGATGGCCTTGTATGTATCGCTGTTCGGGTCCATCAGGTCCGCGGTCACATTTTGTGCATCCGCAATGCGGGACTCATCGGTCGGAGGGGTTTGGGTCGGCTCGCCGCCGGGAACAACCGATGTATCGTTCTGAATCGTATGTATGGGAATTTGATTCGGATCATCAACTCGTTCCACCGGGGCAGGCGTTGTTACAGTTCTGTCGTTTTGCCCGTAAGGGCCAGCGTATCTGGGAGTCACGCCAGGCGTTGATATGCCGACATTTTGACCAGGCGTTGTTACAGTTCTGTCGTTTTGCCCGTAAGGGCCAGCGTATCTGGGTGTGACTGGTGCACGGGCGGGCGCCGGCATCGTCTGAACCGGCTGCGAGGCTATTTGTAGCGCCGGTGTTGCAGCTGGTTTTGCTGCCCCGGGTATTTGTGCTCCTGGCGCAGTCTGCACTGTCTGTGTCCCTATCTGTAGCGCTGGCATGGCTGCAGGTGTCGCCGCAGGAGCAGGGATGGGTGTAGGTGGCATTGCATTGTTCGCTCCGGTCTCATAGATCGTCCTGGTCGGATCAGGTGCTTTTGCGGCATTCTTAAGATCCTGCGTGCTGACAACAAGCCCGCCGGTTGCATACAGCGCGGTGTCGCCCCGGCGAATCGTTTGCTGTGGAACCAGCTTCAGTTTGCGCTCAATACCCTTTGGTCCGCCGCGCTCTTTTACATCTGCTGCGGATATTATGTACTCGCCTTCATGATCTTCCAGCTTATCCACAGCCACCGGCATGTCCGGTTGCACCCTGCCATCTGCGCCCGCGCCGGTATATCCTGGCCGAATGGTCCCGGACATTGTCCCAGCCCCGGGCCCCATAGGTATGGCCGGAGCCCGACGTATGGGGCGCACAATCGTGATTTGGTCCCTTACGGGCTTTTTATATTTATCGAGCCAAGCGGGTCGGTTCATGGTGCATCTCCCGGTAACATCGGTTTCCTCTTATAGCTAAATTATCCCTTTTCAGTCTATCTATGCAGTTTAATTCCCGTCGCCAGCACACCAGCCGATGTGTAGTACTTGGTCGTGACAGCCGTCGTGCCCGTGTAGTAGCGATAGACCGTGGTCACGTTGCGGATCGGGTACAGCAAGCCGGCGGTCAATTGCTTCACTTCAGTCGTGGTTACAGCCTTGCCCCCGGAGCCTTCGAAGTCATTTTTGTATGTGATCTTCACAATGCCGGATACATCGCACGAGATCGCACGGCAGTTCTGCCAGCCGGTTGCAACATCAGTGCCCCCGGTAACACTTACGTTCGCCGAGCCACTGTTACATTCGAGGGTTTCCGTATACCCGAGCGTAAGGCTGGCTGCCTTTTCGGTGGAAACCAGGTCGATTTTCACAAACTGGTCTGCGTTCCCGGCGAAGGAAAGAGAGAACAGAACCAGAGAAACGAGAAGAGATTTGAACAGCCGCATTGTGGGCCTCCTTAAAAAGTTGAGAGATTGTGATTCCAATTCCAATATGCATCTGATTGTTGCCGCCTGGGACAAGTGTTTCCGTCACCGCCTTATAGAAGTCCTGCACGTACTCGGTCGAATCACCCGTTGCCACGTCATTAATTCCGGCATAGCGCAATGTATCCCGGCTGTGGATGTTAAGTGTTCGCTGTATTCCTTCCGCGATCACGGTTGAATCTTGATACGTTGTGTCCAGCGTAAATGCCGCCGTGATATTGTAAAGGTTTCCGGCCACAACCTTAAACTTCGCGGTCTTGCCTTGCGTGGGGTTCCATACTTTGATGGAGTCGCATTGGTTCCCAGCCGTGTCGATCCAGACTATGCCGGATGTGGTGTCCCGCACGGATGTGGGCAGTTCGCGCTTGCTGATCATGTAGGTGTTGCGGCGAATGCGGGAGATTGCGGTATCGGCAATTATGGTCCTGTCGATCCAGCCGTTGAACCGATATGTTGATAATGAATATGGCTCTCTTGCTCCAAGTACAAGGGAATTTGTGGCAGGCTTTAACGAAAAGGGAATTGCACCACCAGCCGGTATTCCGTTCCGATAAAATCTGGTGCTATCGGCCATGTTTAATGCGGAAGCTCTTACCCAAACGTCGGTATCGGTGAAAACAGCCAAAGATACTCTCTTGCCAACCGTTTCGGATTTTCCATATATACCTAATTTATTAGCCCCAGCCGTCTGCCATGTTAGGCTATACCCTGTTGTGTCATCCGAAGCAAGATTTCCAATGATGCATCCAGCGTCATCACTTAGAGGCTTAATCCATGACATCATTGTGAATTGCCCGCTAAGGGCATATTTTGCTGTTGCGGGCCAGACGATAGAATCTGCTCCATTCAAATATGCGCACCTTCCGACTGCTCCGCTGTCCACTTGGTAAGCCCCAGCGGTTGCAACGCCAGTATCATTCCCAATGTGATTTAGGAATTTCCCTGCCTTCACGCTGTCCCCCGTAAACCAGAATACGATCTGGTCCCCGGTCGTATCCGGCAAGGGGCGGGTGCTGTCACCGGCAGCATATTTGGGCGAAGGGCCAATCCATAGAGGGGCCGAAGCGTAGCCTGGATCGAGTTTGTAACCAGCGGGAATCCACTGCTCATAGGTTCCATCATCGTTGATCTTCGCCTTAATCGGGACCTGTTTTCCGGTCGCAATCTCGATCAAGCTTCCAACGTAGAACGCCTTTCGGTATTCCTTGGCATAGACGCCAACAAAAAGCATATCCTTGGTCTGGTCTTTCGGTACAACTTCCCACTTGGCCGCCCCGGTCCATACCACATCAACGGTATCGTTTGGCGCGTCACAGGCGAGAGTGTCATCATAAATTGGCTTGGCAATCGTGTCGCCCTTGCTCATTGTTGGCACAGTCATTTTCCCCGAGTATGCAATTATCCCGGTTGCGGTTTTGGTGTAGGTGGATTTAGCCATGAGATCGGTGACGGCTTTGGTATAGACAACGGGCGCGGTCTTGGAAACGGCGTCCTGTTGTAGGGCGAACTTGGCGAGATTCAGCGAGTCAGCAAACCAAAGGGTATCCCCAGGGGCCGTGATAATCGGATAGCCTCGCGTGTCGGACCAATCGCCAATCGTGTACCCGCCAGCCATGACAGCGGCAACCGTAGCCGCAGCAATGATCCACTTTCTCAACTTCGTTCCGAGCGTTGTACCCTTGATCGCGTCCGCCATCGCTATTCCCCTTTCAGGATCACCTTGTCATACAGCTTCAACTTGGCCCTGAGCTGAATCGCCAGCGCCGTGATCTCGATCCGCTCCTTCAATTCCCGCACCTGCTTCAAGGTGTCCATGGTTATTTCTCCCCGAATCTTTGGGTTGCTTTGGCCACGACCATCGCCGTAAATACGCCGAGCATCCCAGTCGGAACGTCAACGAGTTCAATCTTGGTCCCGTGGATCAGCGCATTCACAAGCATGGATAGGTTTGCGATTACGAACATCCCAAGAACCGCGGCAACCACGCCGGCCAGAGCCACGCGCATAATGCTAAGTTCGCCGGGAGATTCTTCAAGGAGCTTGGTCTTATTTTCCATTAGCAGCCTCGTTGGGTTTATCGTCAACAACAGGCAACAGCGCGGCCATTTGTTCGCCGGTAAGTTGTTCCGGGAAATCGGTCAGAGCTACCTTGTGCAAATCGAGGGCGATTTCTTCAGACATCATTTTATCAAAGTCCGCAATTTTGGGATTGAAGGTTTCCATCAGTTTTGCAACTGCGACGTGGAATTCCGGGCATTCACTCAGTCCGGAAAATTTGCCGTCAACCATTACGGGCTTTCCATTACCGTCCTTATCACAGTATTGGCGACAAAGCGCAACCCGTTGCTTTTCATACTCGCCCCGCGATGCGCCTTCTGCTGCAGCAAGAGCTGTAATCTCGTCTTTCATCTTGGCGACATTTTTTGCCATTGCATAGGCAAACCGAACCCCCACCTTCTCTTTTTGAAGGGCCACGATTGCATTGTTCAGTTGGACCATTGCGCTTTTAAGCATTACGGTTCTCCCTATGAGATTAAGGCATTATCCCGCGTCACGGCTTTTCCGGCCTGGTCGCGTTCCCACATTTCCACTTCACTAATTAGCCAACGCTTTACACACTCGTGAACCCACTGCGCTTTGGTAAACAATGGGTTTCCGTTATCATCCAGCGGGATTTTGTGATTCCCGGCCAAAGCGTTTGCAACGCGAAGCTCTTTGCTTTCCGGTATGTTGAGTGTGAGTATTGCCATTGTTTAATCTCCCGCGACCATGAGGTAGTACGCGCCTATGACCGAATTCCACAACTTATAGATTTTGTTTTTTGTCATGCCCACCGCCGCCGCCGGGATGCTGTCTTCCGGCATACGAATATCGCCATAGTCAAAGCCAATAACCCCGGCCTGGGTTACAGTGATCCCGTAAAGACTCGAATTACCAAAGACAGCCGTTCCTGCCGTTGCAAGGAAGTACGAATAATCGGCATCGGCGTATAATCGCATTTTCTCAGTGGAATCACGATAAACGGAAAACACCCCGTACCCGCTATTTTCCGATCCATCAACACCAATCACTTTGTCCGCTTTTCCGTTGCCTACAAAGAAGTCGCGAAAATAGTCCGTCCCCCCATTATATCCGCGATAATTGATGTACAGCGCGCCGGTGTCGGTCTGCAAATCCGGTTGCGCATACATTTCATTACCTAAGCCTACGGCAATAACGCGACTGTCATCACCAAGAAATAAGGGGGCATCGGCTCCGGTTTGTATGTCTTGTCCGCTAACGGTTATGTCGTGGGTAAATGTTGCAGCCCCTCCGTCCGCTATGCGCAAACCATAGAAATCCTTGTCCACCAAGGAAATTGCCTTAGAAGAACATGCCTGTAAATACGCCCCGTTAGTGTCGCCCGTGATTTTCAGCCTGTCAGCCGTAGCCCCAAATCGGCCCACAAATTCGCCCGCGCTGTCCACTGTAAAGCGTTGCGCTCCGCCCGTATAAAGCTGAAAACCGCCACATTGAACCGTGCCAATCAGTACGCTTCCGTCCGGGTTTTCTACCGTATTTCCGCTTGGCCCGCCGTCGATATATACGTTGCCTCCGGCACATGCGCCGCCCATTGCGGGCACCTCGCTGCCCAGTAAGCGCAGATTGCCGACATGCGTCAAGCTGCGCCCGCCGCGAACCAGCAAATCGTTCGGAGTGTCGTAACTGCCAAGATCCTCAGACTGAAGAACTTTTGTTGCGCCCGAAGTCCATGTGAAGGATAATGCTGAAGCGTCCGCGCTTACCGTAAGAGCTGGGTTCGGACTTCCATCCGATGCGGATAACTCGCTATGACGGTGAAGGGTATCCGCCATAGAGTCGTCTACAAGTGCAGCATAAGATGAAGACACATCCCCGCTTGCATCAACACTCAAAATCCCCGGTGTCGTATATTGGCTAAAGCGAAGAGTTCCCCCGTCTTTGACGACAAGGCCGTTATTGCTACCATCGTCTCGCAGCGTTATTCCGCCAGAGTCTGTCGCGCAAAGCGTTGTTACATATGTGGCTTTCGCAAGGTAAATACTGCTGGTACGCTGGCTTCCTATCCTTACTGCGCCATCGGTTGTGTCCAGGCCATTCGCCCCGCCATCCAGAAATAAGTCGCCGCCGGCAACTTGTGTGCCTTGCTTGCCGTCGCCACCAGCTATGTATAGGGGTGTGCCTGCCCCGCTTGTTGGTTCGGAAACCTTTATTGTCCTCGTAGTGCCTACCGACAACAGAATGTCACCATCCGCATCCACACTCAGCGCCGGATCAGGACTTCCATCCGATGCAACCAGCTTGGAGTGCCAATGCAACGAGTCCGCCGTTTTATACTGCGTCAAGCCATCATATTGGACAAACGATAACTGGTATTCCACGTTATCCGCTTTCACCTGCTCCAGAATACCCACCCGCTCGTCCAGCGCATTGCTGAACATGAACAATTGGTCCACGCCCAGCTTCAAATCCTGTGGCGGCCTGTTAGGTGGTTTATCCATTATCCCCTCACCATCACAGCATTTCCAGCATTGTCATCGATATCATCGAAGTAGTAACCCCGGGTCGCGGCATCGATTGCAGTCGTAAAGATCCGCACATCGCTCACGACCACGGTCCCGGTCGGGGTAATCACCACAGCGCCGGTCTTGGTCAATCCGGCGGCATAACTCAAGGTGAACCCGTCCACTGTCCCATGCGAAGTCAGCGCGACTGCTTCCCCGCCAATGGTCACGGCAATTGTCCCGCTGTGCCAGATCAGCAGAGCGCCGGTCGTAACCAGCGTCACACTCGGCAAAGTCAGAGCCGCAGCAATGCTCACACCAGAATCCGCTTTCCCATCCGGACCTGTGGCCACAGCATAGGTTCCGGTGACCGAGGCCCCAGTGACTCGGTTGATCAAAACCCCGTTTCGGACGCCCATCCACAACGCAGGCAGCCCAAGGGTGCGCTGATATGTGCGCTCGCTCATGGTCCGGTTCGTTGGTGTTGCGGCAATATCCTTGGCCACATAGAACTGCTGCCGGCCAGTGATGATGTGTCCGCCCATATTGGCAGTGATTCTGACCTGTAACTGGTTTGCCTCAACCTTTCGGTCAAAGGTGATGTCCCCAATGCGAGGTACATTTACCGCTGTGGCCGCCGACGTTGTGGACCCATCCTTGAAGATGTCCAGCTGGAAAGCGAGTCCATTCGGGTAACTGGTCGAGCCGATAGAGGGCCGCACATAGATGTGGGATTCTTTATGTTCAATCAGAAAGTATTCTTCGCTTCCGCGCTCAATAGGCAGGCCGATGCTTGGGATTATATCTGTTCCCCCGGTGCCGTCGGTGCCAGCCTTGTCCTTTATAATTTTGACAAGGCTGCTTCCTGTGGGCCCGTCCCGGGTGCTGATTTCGTAGAAAAATCCGCTCTTTCGATCCAAAACCAGAACGTGCGGAAAGCCTTGGCCATCGGCCACTGCCAGTACCCCGGTCCCAATCTCCGGGATTACCCAATCTGCCCCGGTGTATTCGCACCAGCCCGTGCCCTGTTCAGGGATAATGGCCAAACGGTAGCACACCTGCGCATTGTTGTTAAGGGTGGCGTGCGCATTATTCATGTTGCTGCACCAAATCAGCAGGCCCGTCAGCGGGTGATAATGGATCGAAACGGGCGCTTGAATCTTCTTCAAGCGGGTCATCAGGCGATCCTGTGCCAGATTGTCGCTATATTTTGACCCGTCGCAGAACCGTACTCCGCCGTCGGAGTTGATAACGATATCCCGGCCCTTGGCTACACGGAACACGCTCGAATGGTGATTAACGCCAAAGTCTCCGCTCAGCTCATAATGACCCAGCGTGATGATTACGACCTCGCCCACAGCATCAATTTTCTTGGTTCCGTAGGAGTTGGTCGGAATATAAAGAGTGGAGTTTTTGAGATAGACCGCAACACGGTCCTCAAATTCCGAAAGCCGCTGGATGGCGCCCTTCATGTTGTCAACCTGATACGCCTCATTGTAGTACCCACCATAATAATCCATGTCATCGGGGATCTGGGAGTAGACCACGTTTGGGGTGTCCCGAACTGCGCCAAAAATGAATGCGCCGGAAACTGCGCCGGTGTTACAGTTTGGCAGCGGGGAGAAAAATCGATTGACCATCGAAAAACCAGCGATCCGGCTGCGCAACACGACATCGGTCGTAATGTCAAAATATTTTCGATTGTATTCGTTCCACGTGCAGGCGGTGCTCGATATGGCTGTGTTTATGTCAACCTCTACGTGCGCTGTATCAATGAATCGTACAACGACGCTTGTGATTCCTGTAGGCCAGAAGATTGTTCTTCCGACATCCGAAGCAGTGAAATCTGGTCCTGCGCTCTTGGTGACCGTGGCCTTGCCAATGGTTTCGGATCCGCTCACGGCCTGGGCCGCAGTACCGACCGACCCACCGCCAATGGCCGCAGACCCGGAGGCGTGAGCCACAGCCGTAGTAACAGATACGTTACTCGAACTCAAAACCCTATCAATTACCCTTGTTTGGCCATCGCCCCAGTCTATCGTAGACCCCACATCGTCTTGGCTAAACGCCCCAGCCGTTGCGATAACCGTGTACGAAGCTGACTCCTGCGAACAAATAATGGCTTTGGCAACGGGCACATCAGCCAACCAGATCGGCAGTTCTTTGTTGTTCACAACACCATTCTGAGCATCTTTGCCATTTGCCCCAATATCTAACGAACGGTAAAGGCTGTAATGAGTCCAGCCGCCGATTCGTGTGCTGCCGCCTGGAACAACGGGAGTCACCAGATCGCCAACAGTCATGCCATTCACACCCGAGTCTATGGCAGTCGCCTTGCTCAATGTCCCGTAATCGCGCATTGTGGTAAGGCTTGCCTCTGAAGGCCCACTCTGTTGTAGGACCTGGCTGTCGGTTCGATTGCGCGTCAGGCTCGTCCCAGCAATGCGGGACATTTCCACCCAGTAGCGGTACTGATATGTATCCGTGGCCGAATCCGTGACCCGGGTCGAGCTACACCGGCTATTCATCATCCAGTAATGGTAAGGACTCGTTACGCCGCCAGTAGCAGAAAGATCCAGCTTAAAAATCCCGCCGGCATTAAATATGACGAGAAAATCCCCCATCTCATCGTAATCCGATAGAGATGGAAACAGGTCATAGCTGTTACGCACATTGAAAGCTTGAATCCAAGACGAAAGCGCAGTATCCGCCGCCACAAAAAGACGGGTATCGATCTGGAGAAAGACCTTCTTCTTGCCTTCATGGTAATCCAGCATAAACACCGGCCCACGGACCCATGCCGCAGTCGATGCCGCGTGTGCTGCGCTATCCTCAACCGTGACCTGCGTTGCACCTATGTATGCCGTAATGCGCTCGTGTGCTCCGTCATCATGGACGACGTAGTTCCCGACATCTGCCGCCGAGAAGTTCGTGCCAGCTGTCTTTGTGACCGTTGTCCCACTCTTGGAGAGGCTGTAGCCTGTCCGCCCAACCAGCGGGGGCAATGTGATCGTGGACCACTTCTTGGACCCGCCACGAGGCTCCAGCCGGTCGCCATAAACGTGGTAATTCTCGCTATACTTCAGGCCATTGCTGGGAGGGTTGGCCAGGTCATCGAACACGCCGCCGGCAAAAGAAGGCGCATCTTCCATGTTGCCCTGTTTGCGGGTGATCAGGCGTTCGTTCTGTTTTCGGCTATGTGGCTGAAACTGCCTCATACAAAAACCCTCAAAAAAGAGCTACGGTTGTTCCAGAAGACGGGGATGCTGACGAGCTAAGAGCGGCTTGAAACTGATCACGCCAAGAGGGCATCCATCCGGACCCGGACTGCCAGCCATTATCGAAACGCCCCATGCGCTCGCCGTAGGATCCGTTTTCATGAAGCTCGACCTTGCCCATGATGTAGTCTTCGATGGCCGCCTCAAACCGTTGCGGAATGACCAGAGGTATAAGCTCAGAGTCCAACCTCGGAGCCTCCCACTGGAACTCAATAAAGTACCTGTCAGTGTGAGTGCCCGGATCTTCGAGAAATTCGATGTAGGCATTGGTGTTTTCCAATGCCTCGTATTTTCGAATGGGGATCTCAATGACTTGGATACGGTCTGTGGATGTGGTGAATCGGTTAAAGAATCCCGGCACTGCCATCTCTCCGGCCCATCGCCGATTCAGATCATAACTTTGACCGGCATCTACGAATACGCGAAGAGGTTTGAGACAACGGACGATGTGATCGGTCCCGCCAATTGATTTTGTGATAGCAGTCACTCCGACGAGATTGGCAACTACAATCTCATAGCGGTACGTCCCAGCGACCGTACTGAGGTATGGCGGGAAGCCTCTATTTTCCGTACCGATCCAAGTAAACGAACTGTTTCCTGCCGAAAGCAGTTCGTCTTGTGCCTCCTGTGCCAGCGACAGGAGGGACATATTTCCGGTACGATTCCAGCCATTGGGGGCTTGGGCCGCGCAACGATCCAGTATTGAAGTGACACTCACGCGACCCCTCCCCTGTGTTTAAGCTGCTACTTCTTCTTTCTCATGCTTATTCCCGGCCTTGCCAAGAAGTTTTGCACGGAGAGCAGCCATGGCCTGCGGGCCCATGTTATTGATGGCCTCAAGAATGCTCTCGGCATCCAGCTTTTGAGTGGCCTTGACAATCTCCGGCGCACCCTCATTGATTCGTTCCTGAATCTCCGGCTTAATTTTACGCTGGAACTCTTCACATTCTGTCCAGCCAAAGCGATGCTTCCGCTTCTCAGTCTCACGCAGAAGGTTGATTTCCGGCCTATAATCCAGCCGTTCGCCCTTGTCTATGCTGAAGTTCTTCTTGAAGATTTTGACTGGCTTGATAACCCCGTCTTTTTCCTTCAGCTCCATCTTGCCTTGGGCTTCGATGAAGTCTTTGGCGTCTTGCTCTTTAACAAAGCTCGATACTTCGTGCAGAATTCCATTGCGCTCCTGCATCACCTTGAAGTACGGCGTTTTCGCCTTCAAAACTTCGGTCATGCAGTGAATCTCAAAGGCCACCTCCATGGCATCCTTGATTCTCCCGTCCGGAAGCCGCTCCTGCAGCACACATTTCAGCCAACTCGGTTGATCCATAAAGATCATCCGATTGTGCCACCACATATCATCCGGGGCCCATGCGATTGCGACCCGTTGTCTGCTTTTCGATGCCTTGAAAATGATCTTGGCGTCCCCTCGCGTCAGCCACTTCACCTGAATCGGAATCTTCCGCGCATCAGGATCCGGGGCATCGGCAATGGCGCCGAAGAAACCCATTATTGTCTTATCCCACTCCGTTGGCTCCGGATACTTCATCTGAAAGATGGGGATCCCGGCTTGCAGGAGAAGGTGCTCTTCTTCGTTCATATCGGGGAAAATTCCACCGAATTCTGTGCCTACACTTGGCATCGTGTCCTCCCATGGACGTTGGTGTTGAGTTGAAACATCTGCATTTCCTCTATAGAAAAGACGAGGATTTTTCCGCTTATAGAGAAGACGAGGGTGGAATGCCACCCTCGCCCTCTATGTTACTTAACCTACGCTGACCCGTGTGCGAGCAAAGGGGATGATCGCCGATCCACGATAGATGATCGAGGAAGCGGACGGTGTACCCTTGTCGTAACGGCAAAGCTGGACACCCGAACCCATATAGGAGCCAGTTTCCTGCCTCTTTTTAAACTCGGTGGTCTCAACCATGTCGTTGGTCAGGTCGTCGCGAACGTACTCAGCCAGAGCCTCGGCGCCGAGAATGGCACCAATGTCAAAGGCGTAGTTTGTCGCACCGGACACAGCGCTCCATGCCGAGCGGTTCCGGTCGTCATTGTTGGACGGACGGATGTAGCCGGGGGTCAAGGTGTAGGATCCATTGTTCCCACCGAGTGTGAGAGTCGGACAACGGGGGTCTTTCACAATGAGCCAGCTGCCGAACAGACGCCCCATTTCGCCGGGGATCGTCATCCGCTTCTCGTCTTTGTACTCAAGAACGCTCTTGAAGTACTCGCCGACCGAGCCGGAATTGTTTGGGTTCATCATCCAGTTGTAAACCTTCGTGGGCACCTTGAAGATCCATGTGGGCTGGCCATCAATCATGACCGGCTCGACCACGTGTTCGTCTTCGATGTAGTCGAAGATTTCCATCAGGTTGTCGATGGTGGCAGTCGCGCTTGTGCCTGCGGCAGTCAAGCTGTCAGCCACATTCTCTGCAAATGAGCTTCCGCCCGTGTACAGTTGGCTGGAGTACCAACCGTCTGCATCGGCGGATCCATCGGTTTCGGTCACGGCAGCCACGGCCCAGGCGGGGTACGAAGACGTTGCCAGGGACGGAATGCACCAGTTCGGATTAAGGAACTGGACTTTATTTGTCGGGGTTTTGATCAGTTCCGGGGAGTAACCCATGAGAAGCGCTACCTGGTAGCGATAATCATTGAGCTCCATCCAGTACTGGCCCATGCGCTTCGAATTCCCGTCTTTCCATGCGAGGTATTCGAGGTCATTGGCATCGTATCCCCAATTGCTCTGCTTGTACGCCTTCTTGATTTCGTTGTAATGAAATTCGGCGTAGTACAGCGAACCTTCGTCGCCGTTTCCAAGCATATCTTCCGCAGTGCCTTCCTGGGGCGGTTTGCGAAAGCCGGTGGTCAGGGCGCAGCGAACGCTCTGCCCGCCGCCGACCGAACGCTTGCCTTCGTTCTTCACATCGAGAACGATACCGTGCTCAAGAATCATCATCTCGTCACCGAGGACTTGGAAGATGGTCTTGACCGCGGTCCAAATGCTTGGGCGAACGGAATCTTCTTTGGTCTTCGACCTCCATGCGACGCGGCTCAGGGCAGCCACGTCCATATCTGCCAGCGTCGAAGCCGAGGCTGGAATGTAATTAGGCATAGTGATTCCTTTTCAGTGTGATCAAATCACACGACAGTGGCAATCTCGGCCTCGCTCATCCCCTTATACCGGAGCGCTTTTGCCAGTAGCTCTTTCTCATCTTTCGTCCGGGACTTAGGTTCCTTCTTCGCGATAGCTAAGACTGTTTGTGCGGACATTTTTGCAGTGTCCACATCTGCTGATCCAGATGACGGCTTTGATTCAGCCGGGGCATTCCTCCGTCTCTCCAAAGCCCTATCGCGTGCGGCGTGGGATTCAACACGATCCTGCACGCGGAATTTGCTGATATTTCGCCCCTTGTAGATCTCCAGGGCAGTTTCATAAGGCAGTACCGATATGGTGCGACCTTCTTTATCTTTTGGGGATGCGACAGCGATGATGTTCCTTATCTCGTAGGCTTTTGTCAAAGCGTCCATGTCCGCGGGAAATCCTATTTCCTCCGCCTGACATCGACTTCGGAACTTCTTCGCCTTATCACTGTCACCGGAATACAGAGCCAGAACAGCTTGGGCATCTCTCGACAGCACATTGGATCCGGGAGCCTCATAGAGGTCGGATTTGCTGCCGGCGACGCGCATCATTTCGCGCACGGTATTGAGGTAATCGTCTTCGATATCTCGTGTACTGCGCTTGACTTCGCCAAAGATGTCAGTGTTGGCCTTGACCATGTTATCAATCCGAGCAAACTCGTCGGCTTCAGCCGTTGTGCGCTGGTCGACTTCCACTCTTCGATCGATATGTGTTTTGGTCTCCCGTACCACGCGATTGACCTCTTCGAGGTCTCTTGATTTCTGGGAGAGTTCGTCCTGCTGCTTGAGCAGGATCTCCTCAAGTTTCGCATGGCGGTCGTTATTGGCCTTCAAAAACAATTTGAACTGGGCCTGACCTTCTTCAGTCAGAATGTCCAGGTCATCGGGAAGAGTCGGCAGATCCGGGAGTTTGATCGGGGTAGTCGCCTCGACTTTCTTATCTCCCTTCGCAGCCAATGCCTGATTCACAGAGGTTATCTGTGTCTCAAGGGCTTGGATCTTAGCCTTCATTGCATCGTTCTCCTGCCTTACCGCAGTGAGTTCGGGAGCAATGGTCGGTTCTTCCTTCTTTGGTTCGGCTGATTCCTCTGCAAGCCAGTCTTCCTCTTCGATGACTTCAGCTTCCGGCTTCCAGCCCTTGACGGGCTTCTCAGCCTTCGGAGCTGGGTCTTCGTCCCCTTGATTCCCAACCGCTTCCTGCAATCGTGCCAGAAAAACATTCGGGTCTCTCAGAAATTCGTCGCGGTACTGTGGATTTTTGTCCAACAGTCTCTCCACATCTTCTTGCCCGTTTATTTCAAACGGTAGTTCCATGTCCTTTTCCTGGACCTCGGCATAGCCTGACGCGGCCTTCTCGTCCTTCACTTGGACTGTCATTGGGTGACCCCTTCGGGTATAGGTTGATTCATCGGACTCGACGGATTCGTCCCGATAGAGGACATAGCCTCATCGGGCATATTTCCAGATGACTCTGACTGTATTGCGGGTGGCGCCTCAGGTGCGCCTCCGGTCTGCGGAGGGAGGGCCATATTGGGATCCTGCCCCGGCATACCGGATGGCCCCGCCTGGGCCTGCGCCAGAGCAGATTCAATCTGTCTCATCTCCATAAGCATTTTAGCCTTATTGAGCCGCAGGGCGGTCAATGCCACATCGACCTCGACTTCGCCCACTTCCATAAGCTTCTTTTTGATCTCAGGGCTGTATTGATCGAGCTTTTGCCCAATGCTGAGTACAATCAGTGCCCGGGAAGCAGCCGACTCAGCAGGCATAATTTGGAGGTGCTGACTCAAGGTCTGGATATCTGCCGCATTCTCAGAAGGAGAAGACGGCTTTTCAGCGATTATGACCTTATGGCGAATCTTTCGAAGCTGACTTACATCGTTGCGAATTCCTTCTTGCCCGTCCGGAAGCACGACCTTCTCATTAAGGATTATCTTCTCGCCCTCATGACTGAATTCTCTGGGAACGCTCTCGTTGCCGTACGTGATGGGGAATTGGTAGTAGTAGCACTCGTAGATATCATTAAGGGTATCCCGCCAGTTTGCAACTGTGGTGTAGCTCATGTTATCAGCCTGATCCTTGAGTCCTTGGAACAGGATGCCGGAAGTTTGATTTCCAGGCTCAGGCCGACCCATAGTAACCGGGGGTCGCTTGGAGATCTGCGGAATGATGACACTGATCAGGTGTTCCATGTGGGTGTAAAGCTCTGCGGGAACCCCGGTTTTCTGCACAGGGACCGCAGGGACTTGCCCTCGGGCCAAAACCCCCGGCTTCAGCTTGAAGTTCATGTCCGCACGATTACGGTATTTGGTAAACTTCTCGGCTTCCGTGGTGTTGATGAACATGGACTCATCATAGAACTGGGCACCGCCGCCGCCCTCATGCTTCATCTTCTGAAGTATGAGGGAGGAGGTGTAGTTGAGGTTGGTTTGCGCATCCTTAAGGCTGTCCATGACTCCGCGGGGCTGACCATTCTCTATGCTGGGGGCAAAACGCAGAAAGGGTACGCCTTCGACTTGGACTTCGATTGCCTCTCCATCGACCAGCAGGGCGTCCCTGCAAAGGGTCGCACAGCCGGAGCGGAGCTTGCAGATATTCCGCTTCTCTTCCTCAAGAATGATCTGATTGTCTTGCCAGCCCGGGTAATAGGCATCAAGCCAAGCCGGCTTATCCTCATCACGGATGTCCGCAGGGATCGTGTCTTCGCCTGTCTCGTGAATGATCTTCTCAGTGCGAACACGCTCCTCTACCATGTAGTATTCTTCTACGTAGCGGTGGGCGCTGCCCCAGGTATCGCCGGAGGTATTGTAGGGGTTGATGCCTGTGTTCTTGCCCATCTGCAGGCCATTGCGCTTGTCACTTTCGACTATAATCTTAATCTGATCCCGCATATGCTTCGGGGCGAGTTCGTAGATTTCCTCTGCGGTCAGCCAGGATTCCTTGTAAACCCGCTTGCAGTCTCGGCGATTGGAGGTCTTCCAGAAGGGGTCAAACAGCACGGAACCCGTGATACAGACCTCAAATCCTATCGTTCCGAGGGGGTCGAAGTCATCACGAACAACCACTTTCATGACCCCAAGACCCACAAGCCCATGGATGATGAACTCTTTGAAGGTCTTGGACCAGTTCATCAACTCCTTGTCGGAGTACATTTTCTTCTTCATGGCTACAGTAAGGCTGGACACATCCCCTTCCAGGGGGATGAGATCCATGTCGAACTGCATTTGGAGAAGGGATCCGGCGATACTGTCAAGGATGGGGTTGGCGATATTGTACTGGGTGAGTTGCATTCCCTGCTGAAGCATCCGGCCTACGGCACCAGCAGGGTAGTGCCCCTGCCCGAGTTCGGCGTGCATTCCGTAATAAAAACGCCAATTTTCGAGCAAATTGTCGATATCGTGCTGGTAATAGGTCTTGACCGCAGCTTGCCGAGACATCAGTCCGGATACACGAATATCGAGAGCGTCATCGCCTTTCGGCCTCGTCTTACTTGTACTGATGTTTGTCATGCAACCACCATGGCTACGGTAGTGTCAGCGAGGTGGAGCTTGGCCATGGACCGCTCGCGATGCAGGATCCCGGACTCATCGATTGAGAATTTGTGAAGGCAATTGCAGTATTTACAGAAAAAGATCGAGGTGTGGGCCGCGGAGTTCACCTGGAAATACCCCAAAAACTTACGGCATTCGAGGTTTTTGCGGTCAAGTGCATCGCAGCGAACCTCGATCATCTGTGCGCCGGCGGGTACTTTCACTTGACCTCCAAAACAAAAAAGGGCACATGAAACCAGTTATTGGACTTCACGTGCCCTTCGGATGGTCCTACACGAGGAGTGCAGGATTGTTGACTTCGTTCAAGTTTTATCTCAATTCATGTTTTGCTCTCCTCGTGCACATAAGACCATCCGGGTCTTTGATACCATTTAAATAATCTCTTACAGCTGATTGTGCAAACATACGATACAGTCTACTGTATGTGGTGTTCAAGCGTTCTGGTGACCGACACTTCCGCCCATTCGCAATCGGTCCACTTCCCGCAAGCCTTGCAGCGAAGCTTCGGGAATCCGCCAGGAGTGCTGCCAATGTAAGCTTCGTATTTGCCGCAGCAAGGGCACTGTCTCAGCCTGTGAATTATAACCCGTTTGGATTCAGACAGTTCGACTTCAACCTTCACAGAGACTCTCTTCCTATCCTCGTATCTGGAACACAGCTTCCAAGTTCTGCCAGGTTCTATCAATCATCTTACTCCGGCTTCGGGCTTCTCGTACGAGGCCCATGAACTCCTCGTCCTGCCGCAGTCCTTTGATTAGGCCGTGTTCCGCTTGGCTAAAGCCCATCTGTAGGTTCCTCTCGCGGAATCGCCCGAGATGTAAGCCATGAGAGACCCACAGCGCCGGCCCCGTGGGTGGCAGCGGCAGCTTGGATCGCTCGATGATTTCATAAATCAGGTATTCATCGGAGTCTTTGACCGCGGTTCGCCTTCCGTCCAAGTACTCCTCGAAAATTCTGTGACGGGTCTCCCGAGTCTTTGCCCACCACGCTCCAGTCACAAAATGAATCCCCGGACAACGCTTCGAGCTGCTCTGAAAATTGAAATAGCAGTCTGTGCCGAACCGGAGAATCGCGGCCCGATGTTGAGCCTGAATCGGGCTCATCTCGGGGAAATGGAGCATATCCACATCAGTGATCAACGTGTCCTCCCCATTATCGCAAGAGAGGAGGAAGCGTAGATCCGGGGCACTGCGAATGGAGATTCTACCATCGTCTGGCATATCGTGAAGCTCCCGAACATCGATATTGTAATCGGGGTATGCGCGGCGAAGACAATACTCAAAGAGCGGGACATAGTGGACGTACTCGCCGGCTGCGATCGTGAAGACGTTCATTTAGGCGACTCCAGCAAGGATCGCAATCTTCTTATTGCCCATCCTCGCAGATCCGCAGCCTCTTCCGATGTCAGTGGCAGTGGCCTAAGATTCCACATGGAGGGCGTATTAAGAAATTCAAGGACATCTACCAGCTCAATAGCCGATAACTTGGATGCGGAAACGCCTTTCCAGAAAAAGAGGTCAATGTTCATTGCAGCTTTCTCCCACAGTGCCCGCAGAATTTAAATCCCATTATCTTACAGGCAGAGCATTTCGGACAGCCCTCGACTTTCGCTATGGGTGCCGGGTGAATCATAGGTGGCGCACCGTCCTTTTCATGAATGCCAATCCAGATATTGCGCCAAGCTGCACGCCCAGGGCGATTCCAGTCCGGGTGATCAGGCCCAAAGCCCGGAGGTAGGCTCGCAAGAAGGCTCTCCTCCTCTTTGCTGAAAAAGGTATTTCCCGCAGGACATTCAGCTCTGATGATCTCTCGGATACGGTCTATGGTTTTTGGCATTGTCGCCAAGACTCGTGCAAACGCTACTTTACCAAATTCGTAGTCAGCTTCCACGCCCTTATGCACCTCATCCTTTGCGCCAAGGCCAAACATCGGATGTCTGTGCTCGATCTCGACTGTGGGCACATAAGCAAAAAGATTTGCGCTCTGGGCAAATTTACAAAGCCAATCATCTACATATGAATGCCGAAACTCTCGCGGAAACATATAGTCCAAGGCACGAACCAGCTTGCCTCCGAACATGACGCTGGTCGGCATATTTTTCGTCTTGCCGTACGCAATCGAGTATCCAGCATTCTTCTTGTCGATCGCGTCCGTCAGCATTTTGTCCCAGCCGGGAGTCACGCAGAAGTGATCATCGTTAATTTCATGGTAATAGTCGGCATCTGGATACAGTTCCGTCGAGAAGTAATTAAGAACCTCAACCATGGCCCTCATAGGCCCACGAGTGACTTTGACCCGAGGCGGGAGCCCATCAAATTTAAACTCCGCTATGCGTGGATCCTGTTCCCAGACATAGATACATAAGGCAGCATTGGGCGACTGCACCGTCTTGTCCCAGCTTTCGATCATGTCGAGTACCTTGTCCGGGCGCCGGCTGCTACACATCGAGAGCATCCGACCTCCGCCCTCTCCCTGAGTCACTGACTTCTCTCCTTGGACCTTGGTCTTCTCTCCCTGAAATGTTCTCGCCACAACCAACCTCCCATTTCTATGTCCTGTGTGCTGGAGCAGCGAGGGTGAGACAGAGTAGATTTTCACCCCGGCTTGGCTTGCGGCTGTGCAGAGGTCATTGTCCCAACAGCCGGTTACCTTTCGGTACAGCTTGAAAACTTCCTTGTTAATGATCATGCCGAGGCCGCCGACGAGCGATAGAGGGATGAGCCCCCGTTCCGGCGTCGAGCTTTCTGCATTAAAGAGCGATACGATATTCCTCGTCATGTCCATGGTCTGACAAATCTCTTGGGCTCGGCCGTACCAATCAGGACTAAATTGGCAATCCGAATCGAGAACAAGAACATTCTCTGCGCCGAGGATGGAGAATGCATCGCTTATGGCTTGCAGATTGTTCTCATCGCAGCCAAGATGTACATTTCGGACAGTGTATACGACTCCAGGCCACACAGCTGCCATTTCCGAGGAGCGGTCGTCGAATATATACAGCTTCTCCGGTCGCGGACCAATGCCATTGAGATAGCTCGCCATCGTACGATTCAACAGCTCTCGGCGATTATACGTGGTCATCACCACGACAGGATTATCCAAGCTGGACCTCCACGCTGCACTTACTTGTCTTAAGGTCTGGCCCCAGTTTTTGTTTCAAATCGCAATTATTGCAAAGCCCAAAATTATCACAAGGGCGAAACTCATCCTTTATCTCATAGGCAATATTGAGTAGGCTTCCGACTTCTCCCGTGTCATCGTAGAGGTCTCGATGACAGCGGAACACATTACCATCTGGACCAACGAGAAGCTCCTGGATCTTGCACTGGCAATGCTTCCGATTCCCATTCAATCCGCTGGGATACTTATAATGCCCGAACAATCTGTCCTCGTAGAACCCGAGGAAATCACGAATAAAGAAGAACACCCCCGCTGACCGACAGTACTCCGTCATAACGATATTGGCCTTGAGATTTTCAGGGTGATTAAGCCCGAAGATTCCAACCGAATAGCCTTCTGCCTGAAGCATCTTGGCCTTTTCGACTATCGCCCCCGGCACTGTGTTGTTTACGTGAAATGACAGGCGAATGGACTTATACGAAGGATCCTCCGACACTGTGAACCGAGTGGGCGACAGCTTACGCAAAAATTCAGTTGTGTTAAAGCTGCCATTAGAGAGTAGGTCGATCCTTACCTTGATATTATTTACAATCTCGTAGAACCCGCCATGAATTGTAGGCTCTCCGCCGCCCAGTGTGAGCGGGATACTCCCGAAGTCCACATTGTTGATGGCCATGATCCACTCTCGCGCCGTAAGCTCTTTGCGTTTGCGTTTGACCCCCGTGTGCTCGTTGATGCAGTAGGGACAGCCAAAATTACATCGCAGGGTCAGGTAACACTCGGCATAGCTGTACGTCTTCGGCAAAGTGATCATATTTTTCTCAGCCTCCGTAGACCCAGTCGAATGTCTTTTTCACTGCGTCCGAAGCAAAGTCGAACGAATCCCTCCTGGCCGAAGAACGTGCCAGGGCAAAGCACAACGCCAAGCTCCAGGGCCCGATCGGCGAACTGCTGGGACTTCATCCTTGTCTTTTTAATATTGGCCCAACAGTACATTCCTCCCGCCGGCAGGTCGCAGGTTACTCCGGGGATTTTGTTGAGGCCTTTCCACATAATCGTACGCCGCTTCATTAATTCATTCCGCATTCCCGTTGTATCGACCTCTTGCAGCGCAGCAACCCCCGCTCTCTGGATGAATGGCGGAACACAAGACAAAATCGTCTCAAGCAAAGTGGTACATTTGGCAATAACATGCTCCGGGCCTGTCATAACGCCCAGACGCCATCCGCTCATCGCATACGACTTCGAGAACCCGTTCACAATGACCGTGCGCCGAGAACAATGGTCAATGTAAGACGGAGATAAAAAGTCTCCAACATAAACCATGCGCGAGTACACCTCATCGGAAATTAGAAGAGCATCGGCAAACTTAGCGATGTAGAAGACATCTTTAACTTCTTCCGCAGATAGCACTGTGCCTGTCGGATTGCTGGGGGAGTTGATGATGATCGCTTTCAGCTTGGCGTCAATTCTATTGAGCCCCTTCACCGATGTGTAAAACACGATGTTGAGGCCCAGCGCTTTTGCCTGAGCCACGTAAGAGGGAAAGTAAGGTGTTGGGATCGCCACCGTATCCCCGGGGTCACAGACAGCGGCCAAGGCCAGATAGATTTGCATATTGGCTCCCGGAGTCACAAGAAGCTGCCCCATGGTGGGCGTAAAGCCGCGGGATCTCTGGGTAACCCGGATTGCTTCTTGCTTTAATGCCTGGATACCGGAGGCCGGAACATAATGTGTGTCGCCTGACACAATGGCTGTAGAGGCTGCACTCGACACTACGGTCGGGGTATTAAAGTCTGTGTCCCCCAGCTCCAAGTGCACCATGCTTTTGCCTGTTCGTCTCTCGATTTCATTCGCCTTACTCAGAAGGCCAAACATGGGCTGGCCCTGCACTTCTGTCATCCGATTTGAGATGTGAATCATTTGCCCTCCAATGTGGCATCAATCCACTCCTGGTCCTTTGAGTCGAGGGCAGGACTCTGCTCCCACAGCGGAGAGCCGAACCTCAGCTTCGGCTCAATCTTACTGCCAGTAAGGACGGGCACTCGCACAAGGACTGGCCCAATGTGATCGAAGGCTGTACGGGTTGTGGCTTCCGAGATAGCCACACCGTGCCGGATGCCAAAAGCCTCGGCAATCATGCCCCAGTCGGGCAGTGAGAGCCCTCCGCGCTCATCGCAAGCCACGCCGTACTCCAGTGTCCCCCAGTCTCCCTGCGTCTGCTTGATCATGCCGTAGCCGCCATTATCAATCACGACTACCTTCACATTGAGATTGAGATGGGCCAGAGTCTGAAGCTCCTGAAGATTCATCATCAGTGAACCATCTCCGATGATGCAGTACACTGGGCGATCCGGGGCTGCAACCGCCGCGCCGATCGCCGCAGGTAGGGCCCAGCCCATGCAGGAGTTGTTGAAGTCGGAAAATATCGTTTGGCCTGGAGCCGTCTTCCATGCCTGGAAAGCCCATGACAAGGCTTGGCCGGCGTCTGGAATGATGATTGCATTGTTATGAACGTGCTTGGAGACTCTCGCCATTGCGGTATAGGGGTTCATATCATCGTCATCTGAGACTACAATTGGAAACTTCTTGCGGACCTCCCTGATGTTGGCCAACCATTGCGGCCAGTCTGCCGGCACACGGATCGGCTCATCAACCACCTTCGTGATGTCTGCCCGGAAGGCCTTCACAGAGGGTGGCATCTTATTTAGCTCTGCCTGATCGATATCCACCATGAGAACAGTCTTGCCCTCCAGCCAGGAGTAATCCGAGCCGAAGGAATGTGTATCAAGTCGACAGCCGATCGATATGATCAAGTCTGCGTGCTTCAGGGCATAGTTCCCGGTTCTCTCAGAGACTACGCCAAATCCCCCAACATAGTACGGATCCTCTTCCGACAATAAGTCCTTACCTCCCCATGAGAGCAAAGTCGGCATCTTAAGGGTGTGGACAAAGGCATAGGCCTGCCTCTGCATCCCTGCCTGCGTGATTCCAGCCCCGAGAATTAAAATCGGGCGCTTGGCTTCTTTTGCCACGCTGGCAAACACTGTTCGAAAAGAATAGGCCAGATTGGCATCCACTGTTCGAAAAGAATAGGCCAGATTGGCATCCACAGGAGGATACGCGGCAAAAACCTCCTCGCCCTCTATCTCTGCCCTCTGCACATCATCGCAGATTTCCAGTACAGTCGGACCACTCCTCGGCTTCTTGGCCGCATGAAGGGCTTCCCATAAGCAACGATGGAGGAATTCGGCTTTAGCCACTGTGGTTGCATACTTGACCACAGGCAGGGCCAAGTCTGCATTAGGGCTCTCCTGAAAGCCGAACTGGCGTAGCCCGGGGCTGTTACGTGTCTTGATGTGTTGAGAGCTTGGAACCTGTCCAATGATTGCCAGCACCGGCACAGAGTCATAGTAGGCTGACGCAAGGCCTGTGATCAAGTTCTGGCCTCCCGGGCCGGATGTGGCGAAGCATAGCCCAAGCTTGCCAGAGACTCGCGCATACCCGTCTGCGGCCATAGCTGCGGCCTGCTCGTGGTGCATAGGGATGACCCGTAGGCCTTGCTTGTGGAACCCATCAACGCAGTTAATGATGCATCCGCCCGTAACCCCGAAGATAACATCTGATTCAGCCCTGAGTCTCTTACCAATCCAATCAGCTACACGCATTCAGTCCTCCCCTTAATGACCATCCTGTGCCTCGACTCTTTTAAATCCCTTCCAGATGTTCGCGCATTCCGGGTAGGGGTGGTAATGCTCCCCGTCTGGTATTTTATCCCACACCCTTCTCTTCCAGTCCTCCATATTAACCAGCGTGCGCTGACCGTCTCCCCGTTGACTCGTGGTGATCTTCTTCAGTACATCTTCCCACGAGTCTCGGACAAGGGAGTAGTGATCAATTTGCACCGACTGCATTTTATAACAAGGTAAAACTCCGTTGAATCGGCAGCCCACATAAGGAGATCCGGCTTTTACGAATACCGTAGGCCGAACACAGGCCTCGGATTCATCGATAAGGAACTCGCGAGATTTAATAAATGTCTGCATCGTGCAGGCGAAAGCGTTATATCTTCGGCCAAAGCAGTGCAGATGAGTGATCGCATTCATCCACGCTGTTTCATCCCAGACCTCGTCGCTATCAACAATCTGAATCCAATCGCACTGCGGCAGAGTACGAATATATTCGAGCCCAGCCTTGTACTGCTCGGCCTGATCTGTCGTGTGTCGATGCACAATATGGATCTTGTCCCGATGGTCGTTTGTGGCCTTCCACTCCAGCACCAGCTGTTCCGTATTATTGCCTGTCTCCCCATTCCAGCTGACATCTGATGACACGAACACCATCGCATCCACATGAAAGTAATTGGACTCGATGCTTTCGATGAGGAACTCGTTTCCCCGCCAGATTTTATAGAGAGATATGATGTTCAAAATGCTCTCCCTCCCGCAGCAATAATGGCATCATTTATCTTCTTCACATCACCCGCGCAATCCCATGCCTCACAGACGTTTCGCCCATGATCTTCTTCGGGCTTAGAGTAAATCCAATCGCAGTTCTCGTCTTTTAGTGCTCCAGTGTCGTGACCAAACTGAGTGGCGTGCCAACACTTATGGTAGACATGAGCCTCTTCAACATGGAACAGTCGTCGAAGTCCATTTCCTAAGGTGGTCGTCGAGCAATCCCCAAACAGGTGCCGCAGCTTTGGCAATATGAACCATCCCAGCAACCGCACAATATTTCCTGAAATCATGTATGCGCTTGGGTTCTTGTCGATCAGTGAGTTAGGGCACGCGATTCCCCATCCCTCTCCTTGCTGGAGGATACAATCCACCAGCATCTTGTCCCAGCCTACCGTCTGGTATATATGGTCGTCGTTGACTTCCTGATAATACTCACAGTCCGGAAACACTTCGCGGCTAAAGAAGTTCAGCACCTCCGCCATGTATTTATGCGGGCCAATGAAGTACAGCCATCGTCTCCCTCGTAAGGCGTCGATATACTCCTGCAAGTGCGGATCATCAAGACTGATGTAGACAACAATCTCCGTATCCAGTGTGCGCGTCGCATCAAAACTCTCCAGCATTCTAATTAGCTCAACAGGACGATTTCGTGAGCTGCACATGGAGAGAATTTTCGGCCTCATATAAAATTCACTCCCAGGGGTTTCTGCAGGTAATCGTGGCAAAACTCATTGGTTTTGTCCTGGCGGCAGCAGCCTTTGCATTGGGTGTGGACATCGAACTCCTCCCGCATCTTACGAAGGATTTCCCAGTATCGATCACTGTGGTAGATGTCCCGCAGCCGAGTCTCATGGACATTGCCGAACTTGTATTCGTCGAAGCGCGGATCCTCGTTGAACATGAATCCGCACGGATACCAGTTTCCGTTCCCGGACATTTCGCTGATGAACGGAATGCTGGGGCAGCCTTCATAGGGCTTTTTCCCTTTGGCTTTAATGCGATCCCACTTCACGATGATTTCCGTTTTGTCGGTGGTCAGAGCCTCACACTCACGCAGGCACTCGTCTACAGCCTTGCTGTCGTACTGCGAGAGATCAAAATGAGCCATGCCACTCTCTCCATCATCCGGCAGCGAACACTGCTTAATGACGAAGTAGTTGACCCCAAGTTCTACAGCGAGCTTCGCCTCATCGATCATGTCCTGGTTCATTACGCCGGGGACAAAGACGGCCTGCATCCCGAGGTCACAGGTAAAGCCCTTCTCTTTTTTCAATTGAACCATCTGCCGGATATTTTCCACGACTCGTTCAAAACGATCCACGCCGTGAATCATCTCATAGCCTTTGCGTGTGCCGGCAGAGATGCAGAATCGCATCCATGTACAGGAGGAAAGTACATCGCTTCGCCGCTCATCATTATGAAGTAAGACGCCATTGCTGGACATAGCCATGTCGATGCCGAGCTTTTTGCCGAGGCGTAAGGCCTCATAGACATGGGGATTGCAGGTAGGCTCCCCGTCTCCGATGAAGCCGATCGAGCGCACACCGATCTCTGCGGCATCCTCTACTGTTTGAAGGAGGGCTTCACGTTTGATAAAAGTCTCCTGCATAACCTGATGCTTCCCGTAACAGAAAACACAACGGACGTTACAGAATTTGGCTATGCCCATGTCGATGTGGATCGGTGCGACACGAAACCCAAGGTCGAAATAATCCCTGACACGCTGCATATGGTAGATCAGCTTCGTGCTATCGTGCATCCGTTTGTCTTTCACTTCGACTCCTTTTTATCTGTAATTATCGTACGTTTTCTCGGAGAAGGGTACAGCCTCTGCAGGCCCTTTCATCGCCTTAGCTAAATTCACGACTGGGCAGATTCGCTCATCACAGAAGAGCTGGGCATAAGCTTTGCCAATGTTATTAGGGTGCAGGCAAGAGCAATGGAGGTGACAGTTGCAGTAGTGCTTGAATAAATCAAATGGGATGTTCATTTGGGCGTGTATCCTGCCTTAATCGAGTACGGTGCACTCATCAGATTCGGGGGACATGGGCTGTCGACAATCAGCTTTATCCCCGCCTCTTTAAACACAGCCAACGCCTCCGGCTCGAAGTTATCCTTCATCTTTTGTGAAATCAGAAATACATCTTGGTAGCCCATGTGCCGCATATAAGCCACGAGGCGATTGGCATCCTTCTCAGTATATTTTCTGTTCGCCTGATGCAGGATTGAATCCCGAATATTCTGAGAATATGTTGCTGTTGTCATTTCGACTCTCTTCCGAGGAGCCAGTCAATGAATAATCTATGCGTCTCATCTTGTTGTCGCTGAAGCAATTCGACTGCTCCTTTGACCGACTCTCGCGCCATGGCCTTAAGTGCGGCCTCCCCGATAAAGATTTCCACCTGTGGCTTACGGTGGGTCACTCGATACAGAAATCCAATGACTCTTTGCCACCATTTGAATTTTATCTGTGGTCCCGGCTGAATGTAACCCCGAGTTAATTTGTAGTCAGCCATCTCAGTCCTTCTTCCTAAACGCCAGTTCCCATCGTAGTTCAGCCTCTCGCTCACTCACGTACTGTGGACGCTTGGCATCCTCTGCAATCCATGGATTATTGCCATGGCCTGTCTTACGCTGCGGCTGTAGGCCAGATGCTGGGCGCTCTGCGGCAAGGATGTTGATCTCGGCTTGGATCTCAGCAAGGGTCATGGATGTGGCAGGGGCAAATGCCTGGGCGTTCGGTGCTTGCGATAATGGCAGATTGGGACACAGCATAGATTCCTCCTCATTAATAATGCCCCGGCTTGGTCGTATCTGTCAGTTTCATTAGTTCTTCTGTAGACAACCACTTCAGCACTTATTTCTCCAGCTTCACGATATACTTCCCATTACACTTGCGACAAATAAATGCGTGAACCTCAGCCTTACGGTACTTGGTTATCTCCTGAATTTCATACAGTTCTCCACCACAGGCGCATTTGATCGTCGGCAGATCTTCACCTACAACCAGTTCAGATTCATCACCTTCGCCAAAGACACGATAGATCTTACTCATGCCGCAGGCTTCTCCGCACTCACAGCCTGCACAAACGGCGGCTCTTGCACTTCGCTGACTCTTCCGCTTCGTACGTCCATGTCGCATTTGTATTTGAGGCGCATGAAGCGGAAGATCTTAATGACCACAGTCCATTCGTTGTTGCCTTGGCTGACTCGGGCGTATGTGCCACCACGCCAGACAATCTGGGCCAAGCGATAAGGTAATCGGACAGGGATCCATGCTGCAAAATGCATGGCGAAGTTGGCTACCTTCATATAGATGGTGTGAATCTTCACCCACGCCGCATCGTACCATTGCGGATAAATGATTCCTGCCATGGTGCGCCAGCCCTCGCCAACCATGCGCTCGACCTTTTGATTGATGTGGTCCATGGCGAACTGTTTGCCTTGCTCAATCGTCTGCCGGCGCATACGCTCGGCTGCTGCCTTGCGATCTGCATCTGATCTGCGGGCCTGGTCTGCGCGGCCAGCCTGCGCTCGAAAGTCTCTAAGCTTCATTCGTAGACTCCTTCGATATTGATTCTTTGAATTCGTCCAGGCTTTTTGCTCTCTTCGCATCCCTCTCAGCAAACCACATCAAAAACACAAGACAGCAGGCAGCGTGGGCAAGGTGCGACAGTCCGCTTTCTTTGTCTGTTGATTCGCCCATCTGCCATGCTGTGAGGTGTCGCATAGCTGCGGAAAAATATCGGTTCTCAGCCTTCGGCACACGCTGCCAGTTATTTGGTTCATATTTCTTAGCGCCAAAGTTTAGGACCTCGACAATGCGCTCAATGATAAACATAGGGAGGAGGCTCCACATCGGCTTATCGTGATCGTCTTTGCGTCCTGTCTCAGACTTGAAGCGGATGTTTGTTTTAAAGCCTACGCCCCCATCGTAGTCACCCATCTCCTCGTGGTCATCCTTGCGGCCAACCATCTGGCCTCTGCTAACATCTGAGGCCTTAAAGCCTATATCAACAGCATCAATCACTTCGCCCGTATTCGCGTCTCGAAATACAGCTTTGTCTTTCATCAGTAGAACCCATTCTTTGTCATGTCGACCTCACTATTCATCCCGAGTCCCTCGATTTCTGCGTCTGTCATTTTGTCCAGTACTCCGGCCTTTGCCAATCGGTCAATGTCCCTATGAAAAGCCTGAGATTCTCTGCTGAAAGGCTTCAGCGGTCTCTTCGGAGGATCGAAGCGGGTGGTCTCGGTACAAGCTGACACCACATTGGTGAGGCATCGCGCCAGACCGAGACCGTCCCCGGGTTCGCCCCTCTCGATGATCCAGCGGCCACATTGATTGCCGAGATCTTTGCAGCGTTCATGGAGCTTTAGCCCACCGCGCTGCAATAGTCTACTCGTCATCATAATGGAGCCGGATTCCTCATAGAGAGGGTTCTCTTCGATATAGAAGCCATACTGCTGATAAGCATAGGCCATATCATTCTGATCCTTGCCGAACATCAGCTTGTTGCCATAGATGCGCCATTGGTCCTTACGGCTCTCGCCTCCGCTCATGCGTGTGATCTTGCCGTTAGTCGCAGCCCTGGCGAGCATGACAAGAGCCGGCATCACAGCCTCAGGTCTTGCGAACTGGAACACAGCTTCAGCAAAGACCCACAGCTTGACTTCCCGGGCATTCCAGAGATTCAGGAGGCAATGGGCGCTCATGTTAGGCTCGACCCAAATACCACATATGAGGGACGAATGTTCAGTCATTTGATCGGGGTCGACGGTGAACTTCGACATATGGGTCTTCGGAGCAAATCTCTCCAGCACTCGAACAGGAACCGCGGTCGTGGCCATACACATGACTAATGCATCGGCTCTATCGGGGCTTTGAATCCCGCGACCCATGAGCTCTTCTTTGCTTTCGACTTTGATCTTGCCTGATGTCGTGCGCTGTTTCTTCGGCGCTGACAGCTGAGCAATAAGCTCTCCATCGTTGTCGATTGAGATCATTTCCTCGTCTTTGTGCTGCCGGCCGCCTTCTTTATTCTCCAGCCACAGCCGGTGCTCATAGGATGCTTCGAAGCGCTTGGCCAGATTGTACCACCACTCGGCTTTGGCATTAATGAATACTTTGCTGCCGATAGTCTCGAACTCAGGATAGAGCGTTTCACTTGGCGCCGAGCCAGCCTCTAAGGCGAAAGCTTCAAAGGATTTCACTCTTTCAGTACGCTCCAGAGCCGAGTACACAGCATGACCGACACCAATGCGGTCATAGTTCAGGTATGAGGCGCCAATCTTATTGCACTCGTCAATGGCCCTGTGGGCGAGATCTACGCCATTGGAATAGTCCCAGTTGACTACCTTAACCTTTGAGCCGTGCCTTACCGCCAGCGAGCTTCTGTTGGCCCCGCCGGCGGCCACATCCAGCCCTGCGGCCACGATTCCAGATTGGTCGATCGGTAGATCAATTGCAGCCTGCACATGGATGGGAGAAATGAAAAGTCCTTCGACTGAAGCATGGTAATCGATATCGATTTCCTGTGCGACGATCACCGGATCAAGCGACTTCTTCTGCTCTTCATACCAGTCTTGTGATTTACGAGGATCATCACGCCAGCTGAAGGTAAACACCTTTACACGGCCTGAATGCCGCTTCTGACCAAAGGAATTGAGCCCATTAGGAGTCGAGAGATCGATCTGACACTCAGTTGTCTGAGACAAAGCAGAGTCTGCGGACTGTGGATGATCCAAGAACGCGGCTTCATCGACCAGGAACAGAGATCTGCGATCGCCGCGGCCAATGTCATCGCCGCCTTGGCCTATGATATTGTTCCCATTCTCTGGATTCACGAGATTGCCGACTTTGTCATGCAGCTTAGGATTGAATCCTTTCGGCAGCCACCAGCCAGGAAGATTGTCCAGAAGCTGACGCATCTTCGCGAACACGCAACCCGAGTTATCTTTCTGATCTACATTCTGTAATTTGTTGGAGCCTATGCCTCCGGCAAATCCCGGAGTCCATCGCCATTCGAACAACAAGAGCGCGACACTGAGCCACGTGGCGCCAGCGTCACGGGACTTCTCAACAAGACCGGATCTTCGATTAAGATATTGGTCGTAGAGCCAGTCGAGATATTCGATTTGTCTGGGCCATGGGATCCATGGCAGAGTGACAGGGAGCCCGAGAGGAGCGTTACGAGGATCGACTGTCCAGCACCAATCCACGAGCCACTCGACAATAAATTCACGATGTGATATGAGTTCGAGGACATCCCGCTGGTGCCCACTATCCTTGTTACAGGCCTGAAGGTTCTTCAGTCTGCGTTCGGCCTCTTCAGCATACCACGAATTCAAGAGTCGTGTGTATGCATCGAGATCCTTATACTTTAGCGTTGCCGCCTGCGCCTGCACTTCGCAGTAGCGCCTGATAGTTTCCAATGAGCTTGGCAGCGGTCGCAGGATCTTTAAGGTCATTCGCCCCTAATACGAGAGTGGTTTGTGGCGCCTGTATTTTGAAGTGGTCACGCAGCTCCGATAGAGCGCGGACCTTGTCAGCCCGTTTGAATTTGATTTTAGATGAGATGAATTCTTCCTGGCCATCACGAGACTTTCTGCTTGTGCGATCTTCTTCGATCGAATCCAATGCGCGACTCGTACCCTCCGGCATATCGCCAAAGGCCAGCGCACGAATGTTGCCGGTCTCTGCATCGATGTCTGTGTAATTGGCGATATCCGAGAACGCGATGATGGCCAATTCCTTGATTACGCGATCAAGAGAAATGTCATTTCTTTTGATGACAGCCGCCTCTAATCTGGCGATTTCAGCCTGAATATTTGGTTTTATTAGTAGTTCACAAGCAATGACTGCTGCCGAATCTGCGCTATATCCGGCCCGAATAGCAGCCTGTGCACCATTATGATCCTTACAGTATTCTCGACAGAAAGCACGTTGCTTGGGGTTCAGTGGCTTGAGTACTGGAGCAGCTGTAAGTGCAGTATTGACTTGAGCTTCGACTGTGGACTTGGCTTCGGTCTCATTACCGAGAACAAGCCTTGCCTTAGTCCTGGGACCAGACTTTCTCTTAGCCGTGGACTTAGTCGTGTCCTTCTTATCCTTGGACTTCATCGCGCCCTTGTATGGACTTTCCATGTCCTTCATACAACATAATGTACATTACGCAGTTGTTAAGCGCAAGACCAAGGACAAAATATTTTTCAATTGCTCAAGTCAAGTCTTCATCCACAACCGCCACAGTAGTCCCCGGCGCCACGTGCCGCATCTTGCATTCAGCCCTTGACCTGATCACAGAATCCTTCATCCACTCCGGGGCAGCAGCCACGGCCTTATCAAAGCATTGGCCACAAGCTGAAGACAATACCACGCCTTCGCGAGAACATTCGAACTTAATCATTCGACCTCCTTTTTCGGGTTCAAATACAAGGCTAAAACAAGCGTCCAGAACTCGTCAAAACAGGCCTATAATATACATATTTCTCGTTGCATTTAGCTAATTTCTGGCGTGATGGGAGGCCTTACATAATCTTAAGACAGTATATAAATACTGTACTGATACAGTACAGTACAGACAAAGTACAGTAGCCCTCTTAATCTCCCATTGCATTGGAGTCGAGAAAAAAAGTCCAAAAACGACTTCCCGATTTCCCGGAAAAAGGGAAGGCGACCTATTCGCATTTTGTCAACCAGCCCCGAAGTTAACGACAAGGACTTACGACCCACAACATACTTTTCCCCAAAAACTCTTCCCGATTTCCCGGAAAAAGAAAAGTATTTCTATAAGATATAGTACTATTCTTGAATCCTAAGATATGGCTAAGTCATTGTCAATAAAGACTTTACGTTTTTGAGTGGCGAAATCAGCTCAATTTCACGGTTTTTCGGTTTTTTGATCATTTGGTCAGCTGCACTCAAAATTTGTAATGGTTTTTTCTGAGGATTTTTTTACGTGAAAGACCCTATCGATAAACCAAGTCCATTTCAAATATTTTTTTTTTTTTTATAATCTATTGACAAACATAAATCGCTGAAGTAGTTTCTTTGGTACGATGTGTGGCGCAAACAGAATACCTCTCCCATTCCAAGTACCGCAGTCTGTCTCTTTGCCTGGTTGACCATGTCATTTGGTTCACCCTCGCGCCACGGGGTTGGGCACAGGCAAGAGCAGATTTTATAAGGGAAGTGGCGCAATGACAGAACGAACGGATTCGCAGCTCAGTTCAAGCCCGCAGCCTTCAACGCTTCAGCCCAACTCGGAATCACCAAGCCAACCGGCTACTCTCCCTACACTAAGCCCTGCGGCTGAGTGGCTTTTCAATGAGCTTGGCCAAACTATTGTATACGCCAAAGGCCAGAGCTGGCTAAGTTACTGCGTAGGGGGCAAGCATAACGTCAAAGCCAACGCCTATGAGCTTCAGAAGCATTCGCAGCGGCTACTTGGAGTTCGAGCTTTATCCGCCAAAGCCGCAACTCCCGCAACATACGGCGAGTTAGAGATGTATTTGGACCTAATATCCAAGATGGCTTTAGCACACGAACAGGGCCAGAAACAAATCGAAGACGGAGACTACGACCCTAAGGGGGAAGTGGAGACATTCCTACGAGTAAATCAATTCCACTGGAACAGCAGCCACCAACAATACTTCACCATTGCCAAGGGAAATTCATACGTATGGTGGAGCGATGAGGAGCTTATCGATGAGCTGCTCATGCGCGAGAAAAAGAAAGGGCGCCGGGATGTATACCTATCGGCGCTCCGCAATATTAAGCATCAACGTAAAATCACAGAGTTCACAGAGATGTGGTCTCGCATTTCATACCGGCCCGAATGCGCGGATGCAGCCATAGAAATAATCGGGGATCTCTTCGACTTCTTCGAGATTGAGCTGCTGGAAGTGAATCTGGTTATGATGCAGCACTGGCTGTGGCAACTGAAGCGCACCGTGTGTGGACGAAGCAAAGGCTCTTACCCTATAATGATAATCTTCAGTGGGCTGGGTTCAATAGGAAAATCATCCACACTTAGTCGTGGACTGGGTAGTGTGTTGAACGGAATGGTCGATGAGTGCAGCATTGACGGTCTTGCCAATGTCCACGATGCCCGAGCGCTTATGTCTGGATGCTATGTACTGGAGCTTGCAGAAATGGATAAAGGTGAGCTCGATATGTATGAGATTGCGACTTTGTTGAAGCGTCGAATCGACCACGCAAAAATCTCATCTCGCACCTTTCAGCACCAGACCAAGTCCTCAGTTAAGGTTTCTTGTGTTCTGGCCGGCACAATTAATCCACGGCTCTCAGAAGTCATCTACGATGAGACAGGAATGCGGAGATTCTGGGAATTTCACTGCCAGACACAAAAACGATTATCCAAAGAACGCATAGAGGAATTGCAGAAAATATTCGATCGTTTCACCACCATGCTGCAAGGCATCAACGAAAACGATGATCACGGGTACTGGCTCCCGGGCACGCCAGTTGGCGATAAGATCGTAGCCATTCAGTCTGGGATTGTGAGGCAGGACTACTATGAGTTCTATCTCGCAGAAAAGGATAAATATCCTGTGGGTAAGACCGATGCTTTATTCCAAGGCGAAGTCCTCCAGCAGTGCCCATTCACCTCAGAGTACAAGGCATTTATGACATGGTGTACCTCCGGCAACATCAAAACCAAACGCAACATTGCCAGCGTAGCGCAGTACATCGAGCGACATTATTTCTGCAAAGTCACTAAGTCGGGAGGTGGTTTTGGAACCATGTACTGGGTGAGCCGAAAGATGAGGCTGGAGAAAATGCAAGAAGTGTCTGCCGTAACAAAAACCATGCACAAAGGAGAGACGGGTGTGCTGCGGGAGCAGACTGGCCCATGAGATTTCTTAGTCTATTCTCCGGCATCGAGGCTGCTTCCGTAGCATGGCTTCCCTTAGGGTGGGAGTGCGCAGCAGTCGCAGAAATTGAGCCTTTCCCTTGTGCTGTGCTCGCGCACCATTACCCGGAGATTCCAAACTTAGGGGATGTGACAAAGATAACCAGAGAGCAAATAGAGGCTTTAGGCCATATCGATATCGTAGTAGGGGGTTTCCCCTGCCAGGACGTATCTGTGGCCGGAAAACGAAAGGGATTCCATAATGTTGACGGAACAACAACTCGTTCCGGGTTATTTTTCACTGCCATGCGGATTGCCGAATGGAGCAAATGCCGCTACTTGCTCGTTGAAAATGTGCCGGGACTGTTCTCCTCTCACGGAGGGGAAGATTTTAATTCTGTGGTTAGAGAAATGGTTGGGTGTGATTTCAGTCCACCAAAAGGTAGATGGAAAAACACCGGCTGTGCTCTCGGCCCCAGAGGTATCCTCGAATGGTGCGTGCTGGACGCGCAATGGTTCGGAGTTCCGCAGCGGCGCAAGCGTGTCTTCGCTCTCCGAGATTCTGGAAACTGGTTCGGTCGACCCCCGGTACTTTTTGACAGCAAAAGCCTGTGCGGGCATCCTGCGCCGAGCCGAAAAACGGGGGAAGGCTTTGCCGCCGATGTTGCACCAAGCCTTACAAGCAGTGGCCGGGGCGTCGAGCGAACCGGAGAAAGCTGCGGCCAAGACCCCCGTGATCGCGCAGCCCTTCGATGTCGCTAACTGTCTGACGCGCCGGATGCACAAAGGCATTAACTCCACGGTCGATGAGGGACGGACACCCATAGTAACACACAGCCTCCGCGCCGAACACGATGCCAGCGAGGATGGGACGGGTAGAGGGACGCCGCTTGTCCCTGTAGCCATCCCGCTCGATATGCGTAACGCCAGCCAAGATCCCGAGAAGAAGGACGAAATGAACCGTCAAGGTTGTGGCGTTGGCAGCGAAGTAGATCCTGCGCCTACGGTGAGCTGTGCCCATGTCAATGCTGTAGCCTTCTCCGAAACCGGCCCCGGATCCATAAGCGAAGGAATCGGTACGATCCGGGCAGAGGGAGAGAACAGACCCTCGCGGCCAACACATACTATTCTTACGGCAGCGTTTTCAGGTGGCAACAGTAATGAAAGTCGTGGCATTGGCTACACGGAAGAAGGAACACCCCCACTTAGAGCTGGCGCATCGGGAACCAACCAAGTGCCGACAATGTGCAGAGGTATGTCCGTCCGTCGCCTCACACCCAAAGAATGCGCCAGACTTCAGGGCTTTCCCGATGACTACCTCGACATTACGTATCGCGGAAAACCCGCAGCTGATGGGCCAAAATACAAGGCTCTGGGTAATTCGATGGCTGTTCCGTGTATGGCTTGGATTGGTCGCAGAATCCAGATGGTCGAGGACCTGACTGAAAGAGCCACTTGACAAACAAACAAACAAACACTATATTAGATGGTGTCTCAGGAGAATGATGAAAATGCTGAAGGGGGCACTTTAAATGGGTACACCTATTGAGATCATCAGCGATGCCTGCGAGATTATTGACGCAGCTCTATTTTCGGGAGATTCTTTTTTTAGAAAGGAGCCTCGCGAAATGCTGGCGGAGTACATAGACAGTTGGCGGCGACGCATAGGGCAAATCGAAGAGTTGGAATTGGGGGAGGGCTTAGAATGAAACCCCTTGCCGCAGTCGATTTTGAGTTCAAGCACCCCAGTAACCCTGACATGGGATTAATTTCGTGCTGCATCTCCACTCCAGAGCATGGAGTTCGGCGCTTCTGGCTGTGGGATCCAATCAGGACTGGCTACAGTGACCGAGAAAAGCTGAAGCTCTTCCTCAAATCGATTCGTCAGACACATACCCTCGTGGCCTACGCCATTCAGTTGGCCGAGGCCCGTTGCCTTGCGGCCCTGGGCCTCGATCCCTGCCAATGGGAATGGGTCGACCTCATGATCAATTGGAGATGGCTTAGGAACTCGGACGATCACTATACCTATGGTCGAATCGTTAAAAATGGCTTTGCCAAGTTCACGGTCCCGCCGGCTGTCCGGGTCCGCAAGAAAGCCAGCCAAGAAGAGATCGACGAAGCCGATGTCCAGAACTCCGAGTGGCTGGCCACCGTCCAAGCCGAGTCCGGAGATGTGGTTGTGGGCATGGACCAGGCCGGTCAGTCGATGCTGGATGCCCTGTATTTCTTCGAGTGCATCACCATTGAGCAATACCGAGAGATGGAGGCAGTCAAGGCCGCGACCCGGGAAGGGCTCATTATGTCAGCCCCTGACAATGAAATACACCTACACAAGGAGCAAATCCTCGAGTACAATGCCTCGGATATTGGCTTTCTGCCGGATCTGGCCGCTAAGATCACTCAGGCTATGGTCGAGGTCGGTCAGACCCAGCACGCCCTGGTGACCAACGAAGGTGTCAACTACATGACGCTGGATTCCCGCGATGTGGCTTTAATACAGACCTCACAGGGCGCCTGGTGCGCGAGGATGGCAAAATATGCACACCGGGGCATTCCAGTGTCTCCTGAAAGGCTTAAACGACTGTTGGCGATAGTCCCTGACCTCAACCGTGAGACGATTTCGAGCTGGAACACCGATAATCCATTGGACCCTTTGTACCGAGTCGGATTCAGTGACCGAATCTTAGCGCTTAAGAAGACAGGTTTGAAGCAAAGCCCCTACATCGGCCACGAACTGAGCGCCGACTCCAGTTACCTAATGCAAATCATCGAACGCTTCTGCGTGGAGAACCGGATCGACAATTGGCCCCGGACCAAGACAGGCCAGTACGACACTTCGAAGAAGGTTATTTCCCGGTATGCAGCCGGGGACAACGTCTTAAAGCAATACGAGCGTCACAAGAATATGCTGTCAACCCTGAAGGCATTCTCCGAGGTCAAAGGCAAAGTCGAAGCACTGGACTACATCGGCGAGGATCACAGGCAGAGGCCGAATTTCAATCCGTTTGGCACCCAGACTGCGCGATGTGGCCACAAGACTAAGTCGCTGATCCCGGCCAATGCCCATGTGTTCAGGTTTTTGATAGAGCCGCCTAAGGGTCGAGCGATCGTGGCCTTGGACTACGGCATGGAGGAGGTTTTTATTGCCGCGGTATTGGGCCGGGACGAGGCGATGAAGAAAGCCTATCTGACGCAAGACTATTATCTCGCATACGCTCAATACGTTGGGATGTATCCTGCGGATTTGCCAATCCCGGATGAGGCGCAGAGAGATGAAGAGTGGTTTCAGCCGTACAAACGGATTCGCACGATAGCAAAAACGCTTTGCCTTAGTATGTCCTATGGAGCAGGGGCCAAAAGCATCGCGGCAGCCGTGCGTGATGCGACCCGAGACGAATCGATCGATGATGCCCAAGGCTTCGAGTGGATCGATGAGTATCGAAACACTTTCTCCAGCTACACAGAATTCACGGATCGGATTCGCTCAGAGTACAAGGACAATAAAATCCCGCAGTTGCTTTGTAATGGCTGGAGGCTGGGGACAGACAACCCTTCACCTCTGTCTGCCGGCAATTTTCCAGTCCAGGGCACAGGATCCGTAATTCTAATGCGAGCCTGTGAGGCTTTGGATGAGGCCGGAATCGAGGTCATTTTTTCAATGCATGATGAAATTGCTTTCGAATGCGCAGATGCCGAAGCTGAAGCCTTGGCCGAGAAAGCGAAGAAGATTATGATCGAGGCAGCGACCACTGTGCTGCAAGAGCCGGGAATGAAAGTCGGTGCGCCTGAAATCATTCGGCACGGCGACTGGTGGATGCATAGTGATCGTGCAGTTAAGGGGTGGGAGAGGTTCAAGAAATACTTCAATCGTCCTGATGACAAACAAATGTCTTGACAAACACAAATAACCAATTTATCTTTTCTGGAAAGGAGGTAAACAACACAAGTTTCGCAGAAAGCCCAGAGTTCCAATAACCAGACCCAATACCTCGAAGCGCACAACGCACGGAGGATACGAGTCACAAAAGGAGCAGAGCAATGATACAGTCAATCGCAGACCTCAAAGCCAAGATCGCTTCCGGTGCAATCCAGCCACCCTCTGCCGGAGCCAAAGGCGTAGGCGAGGGTCTTTTCCTCTCGACAGTCGAAAAAGCCATCTACGGTCCCGGTGATAATGGAAACCTTCGCGGTGCAATCGAGTGCAAAGTCCTCAGCGGCGGCACAGACAAAGACGTTGGCGGCAAGTTCACGATTTACGTCCAGACCACAAACCAAGGCTTCCTTGAACAGAGCATTGCCGAGTGGACAGGTTACCTGACCTCCATTGGGATCGGCGAAGACAAAATCTTCGAGGATGCCGAGGATTTGATGGATGTCATGGGCAATATCATGACCCAGGTCAACAAACTGGGAATTAAGGGTAAGCTCCGATTGCTGGTTGAGCGTAAACCACAGGCGAAGATCAATCCGAAAAACAACAAGCCCTATTTCTACAACAATATCAAAGAAGTGTCTGTTGTAGATGCGCAGGCTGGGACTCCGACACAAGCCCCTGCTCCGGCGGCAGCCCCCGCCCCTGCGCAGACCGCGGCCCCGGCACCTGCAGCTCCTGCAGCAGCTCCGGCTCCGGCCCCTGCAGCAGCTCCGGCTCCGGCCCCTGCAGCAGCTCCGGCTCCCGTCCAGCCCGAGGCTCCGGCTGCAGCACCGGCTGCCAAAAAGAAGCCTTGGCGCTAAGATAAACCCGTAGAGCCGGGGTCATAGTCGTAAGCCCACGGGCGAGAAGACAGAGACCCCGGCCACATGGGCCACCAACAATACGAGGAGAAAAAAAATGGGCACCGTGGTCGTCGACTGGAGAAACCTTTGTAAGATCAGTTCTTACTCTATACTTTCCGGCTCAATTGCGTGTCAGTTCCCAACTGAACCCGAAGAGATCTCGCATCGTATCGCTCGACGTATTTATTGCCTCCGTGCAGACTATCCCAATGACACACTGATCCTCGCGGCTGACAAGGGTCCGTACTGGCGCAATAAATACCTCGATCGCTGGCACTCTGACCGCGGACTTGAGCCTGTAGGCTACAAGGCCAATCGCGCAGGAATGTCTTGGCCTTTTGCGACACCTCGTGAAGACATGGATATGCTTTTCGACCGACTCTTCGTACAGCTGTCGATTGCCACCAACGCAATCCGGATTAAAGACCTTGGCCTTGAAGCGGATGACATTTGGGGCGTTATCGTGAAGTGGCATAGTCAATATTTATCGACTGAAAAATTCATTGGTATTTCCACAGACTCTGATTGGCGCCAACTCTGTGGCCCGAATGTGTCGGTTGTAGATCCTTCGACAGGCATCACGCACACGGAGCCGGCAGACATTCGCGCTAAGTGCATCGCCGGGGATCGCGGAGACAATATCCTGGGCTGCAACAAGCGCAAGAAGGACGGAACCCCGGGCACCTCGATGTGGGGCATTGACGGGGCCAAGAAGCTACTGGCCACTGACGTGGACTGGGAAAAGAAGATCGACATGAGTGTTTTCGAACGCAATTACGAATTGATTGCGCTGCCGTGCCCCAGCTGGGACATCAACGAATGCTTCCACGAGATATCCGGCAGTTGCTCTGAAAATGCCATGGCTTCGGCCACCGAAGAAGAAACGAACCCGATCTGGGACCGTTACGGAGTCACAGCCAATGTACGCAAGCTTCTGAATGATCGCGCAGCCCGGGAAGAGTGGATATCGAAACTGAGAGCGCACTTGGCGACCACAAATGAGGTGGCGAAGGTGAAGAAGGCAGAAGAGGTTGGGGAGGTTGCAACAAACGATACCTTGATGCCCGAGACTAAACTCGAGACTTCGGCAATAGAGCCAGCCATCACAGTAACAAATTCCGAGGCTTGCGCTCACTGCGGACGTATCGTGGATGCCAAAGACCCGACATCGTATTTCTCCTGCGTCAACCATAAATACTTTTGCTCGGTGCATTGTCTTAACGTCGCGAAATAAATATGAAGACTCCGTGGCCCCATCAAATCAAGTACGCCGAGGAGGTCCGGCAACGGAAAATTTGTGCATTATGGTTCGAAATGAGGGTCGGAAAATCGCTTACCGCCCTCATGGGCACAGACGATGGGGACCGCCTCATCGTGTGTCCCAACAGTGTCAAAGCTGTTTGGGCTGCCGAGTTCCGGGATCGCGGCGAGGACTATTACGTTTGGAAAGCCAAGGACCATCCGACCAGCCGCCCACGTAATGCGATCATCAATTATGAGTCGCTGTGGAGATCGCCCTGGCTGGGCTGGAACTGGGACAACATCATTTTCGACGAATCTCTCCGGCTCCAGAATCCTAAGACAAAGCTTTGGCAGCATCTCAGCAACCACCGCCAAGCTTTGGCCTCTGCTGATCGCGTGTTGCTGTTGTCCGGTACGCCTTGCCCGGAGGGGATGCATCAGATCGTGACGCAGTCGATCGCAGCCACAGGCCAGTACTGCGGCGTGGTTTTTGATCCGTGGGAAGCGCTGCGGAAGTTCTACACGTACGACGATGAGAAGTTTCGCTGGAAGATTAACCCAGACCACAAGAAAGATGCAAAGGCCCAGCTTGCAGCACTCGGGCCTACGCTGACTCAGGTCGAAGCCGGGATCGCGACAAAGAAATTGCATCGGCTTATATCTGTGGAGCTGGGCCACCACGAAAAAGCGATGTGGGCTCGCACTGATCAGTCAGGCTGGGCTGACACCACGGCCATGATGTATGCCCAGTCCATGGCTTCTGGCCGGCCAGTGGCTGGGGAAACTGAGCACAGTACGAAACTGGATGCAGTTGTCGAGTATGTGAAAGAGCTTCAGCATCCTTGTGTGGTCCTGACGCATTTTACGGAATCACTGCACTACACGTATCGCGGCTTGATCAAAGCTGGAATCCGAACCGAGCGCATTTGGGGCCAAGACCAGGGTGCGGATCATAGGG